GCTTTTGGTGCACCCTTTGCACCTTTCTTTCGCATCTTCTTACCGCTTTTTCTTTTTGCGTGTATGTTTGCGTATAATCCTTTTCCTGCCATTATTTCTTACCTTTTTGTCCAAGTCTTCTCATAGCTTTGTATGCCTCTTCTTTAGGAGACATATATGCTTTTATCATATCTACGCCTTTTCCAGTTGTGGGTTTACCTTTACCATTAGTTTTTCCACCACTACCAAATTTTTTTCTGTTTCTTAATTTAGCAAAATCAGGTTTATCAATTTTTTTAGGATCACCTGCTAACATTGCTATCTTTTTTTGTTTTTCAGATAATTTTTTAGTTGGTGTAGATTTAATATCCACAGCTGGCACACCAGATCTACCTGTTCCTTTTTTAAAACCTATTCTTCCGCCTTTAGCTTTTTTCTCTTTAACGCTTTTGTGAAAGACTTCATCTCCAATTTTTGTAGCTTGTCCAGTATCAACCATTTTTTGAACTTCTTTTTTTCCTTGTTCACCTGTTTTTACTTTTGCCTTTGCTTTATCTAAATTCTCCATTCTCTCAATAGACTTTTTAGTTCTAACTATGTTTGCTCTATCATCTGCTGTCTTGGCTTTTTTAAAACCAAATTCCTCAAACTTTTTTCTCATTTTTTGCATAGTAGTTTTAAGCTGTCTAGGCTGAGTAATATCAGGAGCTATTTTGGATAATTTAGATCTATTCTTTAAGATCTGTTTACCAGCTTCATATATATTATATAATTTATTTACACCCATTATTTTTTTCCTCCTCTAAATATTTGTGTACCCTTTATACCAAAAATTGACGCAACTACAAGTATCCATAAGTTCGTAAACCAAGATGGTAAAGATTGAAAGTATTCAAAGAATAATTTGACCTTTTCCATCGCTTCAGGGTCGTCCGACATCACTGCCCACATTAAAACCACGATAGGGGCTGAGATGATGACAAGTACAAATTCGTCCTTATAGTCGTTTTGCCTAGCTTCTAGTAATTTACCCTGGTAAGCCTCCTCACCACGAGCCATTTTCTCGGCATGCATAAGCTGTGCGTCTGACATAGCCATTTTCGTCTTCTGACGATTAGCGTATATCTTACTTCCAGCTTGCAAAGCTATTTTTGCTAAACTGAACCAAGCCATTAGTACGCCTTCGAGTTTCTTTTCTTTTCAGCCAGCATTCTTTTCTGTCCACCAACTGGCAATTCAGGTTTTCCTGTGCCAATTAAGTTAAATGCCTTGTCAGCTGTTGTCTTAGATCTAGGATCCACTTCAACTTGCTGGTCTTGCACTGTAACCGGCTTAATTTTATCTAGTTTTTGCATTTTTGCTCCTTGTTTTCTTTTTTTCTACGCCTTTTATTGTACCTTTGTTTTTAGAAGCGTAAAAAACTGTTTCGCCACGCTTTTTACCGTATTGTTTCTTCATAGATTTCATAATCTTACGGCCTTTTTCGTTTAATGGCATTATTCTTCAACCTCAATAGCAGTTATACCTGGTTTATCAGCCTTTGCAAGTGATACTCCAGCCCTTAATTTTGCTAATTTTTCGTTTTGGTCCATTTTTTCCTCTGAAATGTCTTTAGCCTGCATTAATTTTGCTCTCGCAATGTCTTGTTGAGCTTGATCAGAGTCCTTTTTACGTTCATTTTCCATAGCACGTAGATCAACCTCTCTTGCTTTTAATTTTAGAAGTGGATCAGAGTCAAATTGTGATGTAATTTTCTTCTCTTCCTTCATAAATTCTTCTGTCATCTCTGCAATTAGCACTGCTTTTCTAGCTTCAATCTGTTGTGTTATCACTTGTAGCTGTTGTGCCACCTGTGGATTGACAGGAGCTTGTTGTTGCATCATTTGAATCTGCATTAATTGCTCTCTAAACTCTAATTGTATTTGTTCTTGAGCCATTAAACTAATGTGTTCTAAAATATTTTTTTGAATTAGACCCATAACTGCAGGATTATTTCTAACCATGTTAGTCGACATAAAATTTAAATGAGCTGTAATGTGCGCTCTGTGATCTTGACCAGGAAAAGCTTGAAAAGATTTACCTGACATTGCCATGATGTGTTCCTGACTTGGATCCATTGGCTGCACAGGTTGTGGAGGAGGTAAAATCGCATCAATATTTTTTACACCAATTGCTTCGTACATCGTTCTGTATGCTGCATACAAATTATGTATTTGTGGATTGGATGTAGCTAATTGTAATTGTGTTTGCGCTAGTGTAATTCTTTGCGACATAGAAAATATATTAGGATCTGCTACTGGTAATATATCTATTCTCTCGTCAAAGTCTGTTTGCTTAATAACTCTCGCACCACCAATTACATCATATGGATATTCTGGTGGTAGATATGTAGAAATAATTTTGGATAATAATTTAAACTCGCTTCTCATTGAGCTGTATAATCTTTTGTGAATTGCAGACATAACTTTAGATCCTCTTTCAAGAAGAGCTATTGTTGTGCCTACAGCTGCATTGGATTGTCCCTCGCCTATTTGCATTTCAGATATGGCAGCAAATCTCTGACCTGCTTGAACCACAATACCCATTAACTGTAACAGGGTAGCTGATGGTTCTTTATATGGTAGAGGGAAAAAAGCTTCTCGTAAATTACCACCTGGTGCGTCTACATCCTTAAACTCACCTGGCTGAATTGGAGCAGCTTCATCTCTAACTCTTACACCTCTTTGCTTAAAACCTGCCGGTAAATTTGACAAAGTTCCTGCATCTAATAATTGGCGGAGAGCGACTGTTGCAGTTCTACTCAATCCGCCAATCATGTGTAT